CGAACCTTGCGGCCCGTACTGGTTCATCGCATTGAGGCCGGTCTGGGCGACAGCCGTCTCCTTATTGGAGGCGGTTTGAGCACTTGCCGTGGCGACCGGATCAGGTGCCTGGGGGGCAGAAGGCTTACCCATTGAAAGACCTCGCTAAGGGGTGCTGACGCCATTGCTCGACGGTCAGGCAGTAAATCCATTCGGCCTCGTCACGTCCGCGAAGGCGCGGAATGAGGTGGCCACTAAAGCCGAACTTCTCGGCTATCTTGATCATGCGGCTGTTACGCTCAGAGACGCGCATAACAACGAGCTGGCAACCGAGTTGGTCGAACACGTAGCCAAATATGGCCTTGAGCATCGGACGGCTCAGCCACCGGGCAGAAGTGCCGGCACTGCTCATTTCAATGACGCCGGCCTCGGGGTTGTAGTTGTGGAAGCACGTCCCGCCGATCAGACGCTCGTCCTCGACAACGCCAATCGAAACTGGTTTGTCGAAGCCTCGCTCACAGCCGGGAATGTGCGCCGCGACCCATGCCGCGACGGCCTCATTGTGCCCGTAGAGCAGGTCCATCAGACGACGAGGCCGCCCATCTCATAGGTCGTATCGAACATCACCAGTTCGGCGCTCGGCGGGGACGCTGACCCGCTCGTCACGAGGATGATCGGTGCATGGGCAAAGCCGCTCAACCCGATTGATTTCCAGTAGGTATTGACGGTGTAGTAGCTGAGCCCGGTATCCCAGAGCGCTACGTCCCATAGGCCAACATCCCATTCGCCAGGGCTTCCAGAAACAGCCGCGGCGCTCGGATAGGATGGCAACTGCACCTGATAGTCGGTGGTGACGGCCAGTAGCGGGGTAAAGTCGGTCTTGGTTCGGAAGATGGCCCGCGCTTGCAGCACGTTCTTATAGCGGCTAATGGCGCCAAGATGGTCCATATGCCCGACATAGGTGTGATAAATCAGTTCGCCATCGTCAGCGCCCGTGACCTCTGCCCGCATCAGCGTTCCGGCATTGGTTCCGAAATACGCCCCATCGTCATGCAGTATCCAGCAGCGAGTGTTCCATCCGGTGACCTTGGACCAAGCGCCGGTTTCGAGGTTGACCGCGAAGCAGATAGGCGGCGTGATGGATTCCTCGGCCGTCACCGGGCACGAGATATAGGCCACGTTCCGGCTCGTCCATTTGACGATTTCCCAAGGCAGGGAACGGCGCTGGCGGGCTTCGGCTTCCCAATCGGGCTGAATATTGCGGCTCACCGCGGCGAGGGCCAGGGCGGCTGCATCCTTGGAGATAATGGCCGAGACCGGAATGACGCCGATTTCGGTCAGGATGAGTAGATCCCCGCCAACCTTGAGGAAGGCGTTCTTGCCCATTGGTGGGGAACAATCGTAGAGACCGACAATGCCCCATGTCGCGTCCACCGGGTCACCCTGATAAACCGCAACCTCGCCCTCCGAAGAAACGAACACGATCTTGTCGTCCAGCCCGTCGCCGGCATCCATGGACCATGTTGCCGAGAACATGATGTAGCCGCCATTGCGGAACACCCCGGCCAAGGCCACCTCGCCCACCGTGCCCGCAATGCTGTCGGTTGGCAGGTAGTAGGCCGTCATGGTCTGGTTGGTGAGCCAGATGCGGTTACGATAGACGTTCAGATGGTCAACCGTGTCACTGGCGAGGCCGTTAAGCTCCCCCGCCCCTGCACCGGAAACCAACGCGGCCCATGCGGCGCCGTCGTAGGTCTGAATGTCATCCGTCCCGTTGGCGGCCATCAGGTAATTAGTGCCAGCCGGGTTGGTGAAATTGATATGCGAGTAATAGTTGCTGGTCTGGCCGGTAACTGCCGCCGCGGGAGGAACATCTGGATCAGCAGGGCTCGTCAGGTCGAAAATGTCGCCATCTGCTGCGGCAAAGAGCTTGCGGGTGCTGACGCCAATATAGGCCATGCCGCTTTCGAGCGGTTCTGTGGCGCTGGCCGTGCCCTGCTTGAGACAACCCGCCCGCAACCGAATGCCGGTCGTGGTCGGTATCCAGTTCTCAAGCCGCTGGGCAGTGCCGGGCTTGGCCAGCGACAGATTGACCGCGGACACCCAGCCACCAGTCGGCGCCACGAAGGGCTTATGGTTCGGGTCTGGCCTATGGCGTTGCTGGGCCGGTCGGCGCGCTCCTGGAGAACGCATCAGGGCACAACTCCGCTGATGGAGCCGGGCCATGCCACATTGTTGTTGCGCCAGCTCGCGCCGCGACGACCCGAAACGACAGGCTTGCTGCCGCCGTCCTTGTCGATCATGCGGTTGAGCATGATGTTGAAGTCGGCCATTTCCTCGTCGTAGGCCGTCTGCTTGGACTGCTTCCACTTGTAGATGATGGCGAGGCGGAGTAGCTCCTCATCAAGGCGGAAGCTGTCATCGTCGGCGGTAAACGCGGCCTTGGTCGCTGCAGCCGAACTCACTACGGGCAGGTTCTTGATATAGAAAAACTTGGCCGTATCGCCCGTGGCCATGGTGTCGAGTATCTGGATTTGCCCGCCATAGATGGTCCATGAGCCCGTAACCTGCGTATAGGGCAGCGTGATCAGTTCCAGCCAGCGGTCAGTGTCCAGCACGTGGTCCATGGCCCACAGGTATCGGCTGGACCACAGGCTGGCGGTTTTGAGCATGCGGTCATAGTCGGTTGGCAGGTCGAACCCGACCGAGGAAGCATCCCCGGTCAGGGTGTGGATCGATTTGAACAACTGCCAGTCGTGCGCTTCCTTGATGGTCAGCACGGCGTCGGCAATCACTTCCTGCAGGGCGTACATGTCCCTGTCGGTCGAGGCATAGATCACCGTAGGCCGGGCAATGCCGATCTTGGTTGATAGACGCTGGCAAACCGACAGGATGGTCATTTACGCGGCTTCCTGCTCAGAGGCGGTCAGAAGTTCCGTTAGCTTGGGAACGCCCGCCAAGTGGTGGTACTTGATGCCCTTGGCGTCGAGCTGAGCGCGCAGTTCGGCCACCTCGACGGTTGTCTGTTCAACAACCGCCGTAGGTCGCGTTGCCTGCTCCAGCATCGCCTCCATGGCTTCCATGCGTTCCTGCATGTCGGCAATGGTGCGGTCCTTGGCGGCTTCGCGCTCGGCGGCAGCGGCAGCGCCGCTGTTTTCGAGGTAGAGCTTGGCGAGTTCCTGCAACTCGCGAACGTTGGGCAGGCGAACCTTGGAACGAAGGCCATCGGTGAGGTCGCGCACCTGCTCAACCGAGCGAATGCCGGCGAGGCGGAACACTTCGGCCTGTTCTGGGGTCACGCCAGGCCATGCAGCCAGAGGTGTCCCGTTGAGCGGCACCTCGCGGCCTTCCTTCCACGCCAGATAGGCGGGTTCGACCGCGGCCCAGATATGGCGCATATAGGCAATCTTTTCGCCGCCGTTGGACCCATCGGGTAGCTTGATGTTGGCGGGATTGAGCCGGTCGACTCGCTCGGAATTGCCCATGGTCTGCGGGGCATGCGTCGGAACCCAGGACACCCAATCGACAGTGACGAGGTTGCCCTCTTTGTCCTTGATGTATTTCTGCGTGAACCCTGTGATCAGGATATCAGCCATGATGTTCTCCATTGGAAGGTGGATGCAAAAAGGCCCGCCGTTAGGCGAGCCCCATGCTTGGGAATGTCGAAGGGATCAGCCCGCGAAGTCGGGAGCCATATAGCGGGCCAGTTCGGGCCGATCGACCTGGGCTTTCTTTGTCTCGTCGCTGCCGGCCTTGCGGGCCAGCTCGATTGCAACGCGACGTTCGCCGCCATCCCATTTCTGGACAATGGCGGCGGCAGTGATCTTCTTGTCTGCCATGGCGATCACGGGCAGGTCAGGAACACGATCTTTGCCGAAGCGTCGATCGCAATGGCGCAGATGTGGTCAGTGACCAGGGCCGACACGTCCAGAGTGCCATCGGTGCTTGCACCAACAGCGGTCAGGGCATTGCCATCAGCGCCGGCCAGAAGGGCCGTGGTGAGGGTTGCTGGCCCCCAGGTCTGGATCCAGCAATACTCGCCATCAGCTGGAATGGACTGCCACACACCAGCGCCGATGCCGGCGGTGTCGGTGAGGTCCATCGTGACGGTGGTGATCTGCCCGGCAGACGCGCCGGACACGGCATAGACGTAGGCGAAATCACCAACGATGGGGGCGACATTGCCCACACCATTGTTGAATAGAACGAACTTGTACCGCTTGCCACCGGCGGCTTCGTACACGTCCCCGAGCTTGGGAACGCGACCAGCTTCCGAACCCGTCATCTGGGCGGCGGTATAGGTGGCAGTCAGGCTTGCGCCAACAAACTGTGTCATGGTGCGATCTCCTTATGCCGCGTCGATCAGGGCGCCCTGGAGCGACCGATTGGAACAGGCGAGGAAGCCCATCCAGTACATCGGCACAACGACCGCATCCTGGTTGATTGGCTTCTTCTCGTCGTCGGGGGTCCACTGCGCTTCCTTGTGCTGGACCAGATA